CAGTTTGTGTTTACCAACTTTACGAAAGGGTTGGTGACAATTGCCTCGCTGGTTGCGCAAGTGGCTATTGCGATTTTGCGATTCTTTACGGCGGTTGGCGCGGCGGCGGCTACGTTCATTGGAGCATTTGGCGTATTGCTTCCGGGTGTCGGCGATAAGATTGGCACATTCATTGATGACTTGAATGCCAAAGTCGCATCGAACGATGAATACTTTGCGGGACTGCAACAACGCCTCGGTGATTGGCGAGCCGAAGTTGTAATGGGTACTACGGCGGCAAACAATCTGGCTGGCGCGTTAGGCAACGTTGCGGGTGAAGGTGGTGGAGCTGGTGGTCGTCGTGCGCCAACCATCGCGGACCTAGGAGCGCGTGAAGGCGCTACGGCATTTACACGTGAACAATTTGGTGCGGGTCGAGAACGGCGCCAAGAATTGATACGCGGCATGATTCCACAGTTTGGCGCGATTGCGTTGACCGAAGCGCAAGCTCTTGCCGTTGAGTTGCAGACCACGTTTCAGGAAACGATTGGCAATGCGTTGGTGGGTGGCATTGTCGGTGGCATTGAACAAGCGGTGGCATCGGGCAACATCAGCGATGGATTCAAGGCGCTATCGTCTATGCTGTTGGCTGGCATTGGCGACGCAATGATAAAGTTTGGTACAAGCACGGCGGCGTTCTCGCAGTTCATGGCAAAGATTACCACGGCATTGACAACGTTAAATCCCGCCGCTGGTCTTGCCGCATCGCTGGCGTTGATTGGCGTAGGCGCGGCGTTGAAGGGTGCGGCTCGCGGCATGTTTGGTGGGCAGAGTGGTGGCAACGCGGGAAGCATTGCCAATTTTGGTGGTAACATGGGTGGCTTTGCCAGCGCGACACCGACGACGCAAATCATCTTTGGTCAAACATCGGCAACCACGGCGGCTGGCATGCAACCGCGTCAGGCAATGAACGTGACTATCATTGGACCGAATGACCCACAAGCGCAACGCGCTTTGCAAGAGATGATGACGAAAGCAAATAGTCGTGGGAGAATTGGCTAATGGCAACTATTGTATTCAATGACGGCGGCGGGTCGGTGACGCTTGACAATGGCACGACAGGCATGAGTAGCGGCGTTGGCTCACGCTTTGCGGATTGGGTGCCGTTTCAAAAGCCCATCGGTCCACGCGTGACGGCGCTTGGCACGGGCGTGCCGTATCAGTTTCGCTTCCGTACGGACTACGGTGCGAGCTTTGCAATGACCGACATTCCGAATACCAAGATGTCCGATATGCTACGGTGTCAGGCATGGTTGTTGACAGGCGGTGCGGTCACCGTCAACACAGGCGACAATGCGACGCGCAGTTATACGGCGTATCTGGCACCCGATGGTGATATTGGAATCACCTTGCAAGATAAGAATGTGTTGCTGTATGCGATGACGTTTGTGCTTATCAATAGCGCGGCGGCGTCCATGCTTTGCATTTACGACTGATGCCTGACCGCTACTATCGCCTTCGGGTACGCAATGCCGAGGATACGGCAGACGCGTTTTCGTTTACGTCCGTGCGGGGCGGCACCAATCCGTATATCACGGAACCGCCTAGCGGCGACGGACAAGAAGTGGATTTGCTCACAGGGTCGATTCGTACAGGTGCATATCAAGTCAACGTAGCCGACGCGGTGGTTGGCACGGATGACATCGGCACCATTCGCACGGTCACGCAATACTTGTATGACGCGGGGTTTGGCTTTCTCGAAAAGGAAGATGGCTCTGGTTTTATCTTGCTAGAGAACGGGGACAACATTACCGTATCGGCTGACTATGCTTATGCGCAACCGGACTTGCTTTCGCGTCGCGCTTACATCGAAGTTGGCACCAATGGTTCGACGTTTCCGACCGTGTGGCAGTCGGGTTACATCACTAACATTACGCAAGTTGATGCCATCACATACAGCTTTACGGTTAGCGACACGCGCCGTGTCGAGCAGACGCAACGCATCTTTACGTGGAGCGATACCGACGAGCGCACGGCATTTCCACAACGCGGGTGCATCTTTGGTGGCCCCGTCATTGGTGGCTTTGGTGCCAAAGTTGGCGCGACAACGACAGCGGTAGATTCGGGTGGGTGGGAGTTTGCCTATAAGTCCATATCGGATAGCACCATCGTGATGCAGTTTGAGGCGGCGTATCTTCCGCCATCGTACAACCGCGTACGTGCTATTCCGAACGAGTATTTAAATACGCTGTGGGGCGTGCTAAAGAACTACGTTGAGATGAACAGTCCCGATACGTCGGTGCCTGACATTACGGTATGGCAAGCCCTTCGCAATGTCGGCGTGACGTTCTCGTTCCCTAACGTTGTCATCGTCATTGAGGAGCCGGGAACAGCTAACGTTTGGCGCGGCACATTGCGCGGTTTCTTGACGCCGCAGGGCGGCGCCGCTTACGGTGGCTTGTTGTTGGTCAATACGTATATCTATATCACGTTGGATGCGTCAAGCATTAGCGGTGGTGCGCCAAGCCCTGCGATGGTAACCGACCGCGTATATCGCGTGCGTGCCATTAGTCGTGAGGTGACGCCCGACTCGCCGTTGTATTTTGATTTGCATCCGGTCGATGTTGTGACCAAGCTGTATGATATTGTCAACATCCCGTACAAGAGCGATTCGCTTACGGGGTCGTCGCAATGGATGAAGTTGCAGTTGGGGCCGACGTTGCGCTTGGCGGCTCGCATTACCAAGCCAGACGTGATGGCAGACTTTTTAGAGAAGTCAATTTTTGGGCCGTTTGGTTTTGCTACGCGCACGAATAGTGCGGGTGTGCGTGAGTTCTTTACGACGCGTCGCTTGTCGTCGAGCTTGCCATCCACAACGATTGCCGATGCCGATATCCGCGGCGACACGCCACCCGCTGTCTATGCGTTGGACGAATCAACAGCGGTGACGGGCGTAACCATTACGCAACGCATGTTAAAGCCGTGGGTACAGGTACAAGATAGTTCCGAGGTGCCGCCGCCTGACAACTTAATTGAGCAAGTTGTACCGCGTGAGTTTTTGTTTGGCGATACGACGACGTTTTCGACGCGTATGGTGGCGTACGATGTTCCGGGCATGATACATGACGAAGGCACATTCGTTTCGACGCCCGTGCAATTTGGGTTGAGCGTGGTCGGTGATATGCAACGGCGCTTTGTCCGTGGGGCGGTGATTGCGGAGTTGCCTGTGTTGGGTACGTCGTCTGCCGCAAGCTTACAGGTGGGCGATGAAGTCCAAGTCAACGTGTCGTATTTTCCCAACCGTAACTATCGCATTGGAGAAGCGCCGAGCGTCGGGCCGCGTTGCATGCAGATTGTGCGACGCGACGAAACGCCCGAGGGTCCAAACTACAAGTTGGTGGATTCGGGACTTACCGCACAGCCAACACTCGCGCCGACGGTTTCTATTGCCGCGTCGTCGCAAGATGCACGGCGACGGGCGCAGTTTACCATTACGAATGCGGGATTGTTGAACTCGTTGGGTGATGCGACGGTTACGGTGCAATGGGCGACAGGCGCCAGCGCACCGTCTGATGACGGCACGCCGTTTAATGCGTACGATACGCCAAACGTCCCGACAACGGCGCAGTTGTTACCGCCTGTTATTCCTGGTGCAACGGTGTACGCTCGCGCCAGAGTAATTCAAAAGGGCTTGCGTCCAAGCAACTGGACGGCATGGACAAGCGTAACGCTGACGACGTGGAACGCGCCGTCGAGTGTGACGACCGACTTTTTGGAGAACAAGTCCACGCAACTAAAGTGGTCGCTTGGAAGCCCTGCCAATACCGACGACCAAGTAGAAGTCTATCTCAATACGGGGTCGGTGGCGCCGAGCGATTGGACGCCGTATCGGTTGAACACGTTGACGGCTGGCTCTACGCAGACCAACCTTATCAATCTGTCTGCCAGTACCGCGTATATTGCGGGTGTGGCGTTTCGCGATACGATATCCAACAGTCGCACCACGGTTGCCACAACGACGTTCACCACGCTTTCAACGTCATACTTTCCAAGCGATTCGGCGGCTCGACCGTTTGCGCAGTTTGTAAGCACGGTACGTGACGTTCGTTTTCCAAGTGGCGTGCCGATTGCGCTCTACGGTGTGCCGGGGCGACCCTTATATTTTGAATTGCAACGGGCGCCTAATGTGGCGGGAAGCCCTGGCACGTATGCAACCATTGCTATCATCGATGGATTTCAAACGCTTTATACGGACTTGTTGCCTGTCAACAACACGACGTACTGGTATCGCATTAGGGCTATTGAACTCTTGGTCAATGATTCGGTGTATCTGACGATTGGTTCAACTACCGCTGGCAACATTCCGCCGAACCTTATCATTCCGCCACAGATACCGCCGACGATTAACTACAGCATTCGCTTGACCGCAACGCAAGCCATTGTATCGTTTGACATCAACGGCGTTGCTGGTGGTAGCACAAACACCGTCAATGGCGGTGGGATATGGACGGGCGATTTGTCTGCGTCGGCATTGCCATTTCCACCTGACTATACGAGTTCTCCCGCGACGTTGGCGCGTGCCGTTGGAAGTGATACGTTATTTACTATTGGCGCACGACGCGACGGGTTTGAGGACCGCGCCTACTTTACCGTTCCAGCACAGTAACTCCTTCATCGAGGTGTTATGCGGTTGCACTTGCTTGGCATTCCACACACGGTCACGACGAAAGACTTTGCGCATTGCGCGTTTACGCAAAAGGTCTACAAGTTTTCGCGCATGATGGTGCCGTTGGGCTACGAGGTGCTTCACTACGGCGTCGAGGGCGCCGATTCTGGCGCGTCGGAAGATGTGGTCGTGATGAGTCAAGACGAGCATCAACGCTTGCTTGGGCATCCGTACAACCACGATAAGACCGCGTTCTATGGCAACGATGCGCAAGCAGATTCGGATGTGTATCGACAATGGAACCTGTACGCACGCGACGAATTGAAGGAACGCGTACACGCTGGCGATTGCATCTTGCTTCCGTTCGGTCACGCGCATGCGCCAGCCATTCGTGACTTGCCCAATCTCAAAGCGGGTGCGTCAGCAGTTGAGTCGGGCATTGGGTACTTTGATACGCTCTTGCCGTGGCGCATCTACGAAAGCGAAGCCGTGCGGCACGGGTGCATGGCAAAGGAAGGACGGGCTGGCGTGCATACGCATAGCCCACGTTTGGAATTTGTCGTGCCGAATTCGTACGACGTCGATGAGTGGCCCGAGGGTCCGGGCGGGGACGCGGTGGTATTCTTGGGGCGGTTGACGGAAGGCAAGGGACTGCCGCTGATTCTGGAGCTTGCGCGTCTGCGTCCTGACGTCCCGTTCATCTTGGCGGGGCAAGGCGACCTTACCCAATTCGGAGACATTCCTACCAACGTTGAGTATGTCGGGCCGCTCAACGCGGAACGGGCCGCGTATCTTGGCAACGCTCGGGCAATCATTGCTCCATCGCATTACGTCGAGCCGTTCTGCGGCACGGTCGTCGAGGCCGCGCTGTGCGGTACGCCAGCCATCACGTCGGCGTTTGGGGCGTTTACAGAAACGGTGGCGCAAGACCGCACGGGCTTCCGCTGTCAGACGGTGCGGCAATATCTAGATGCGATTGATGCCGTCGCGTCGCTGAATCGCAAGGACGTACGCGCACGCGCACGACGGTTGTATGGCATGCGCTCGGTGGGTCGGGCGTATGACGCGGCGTTTCGTGTGATTGAGGAACGAACAAAGGCGGGAGCGTTTCCGTTGACAGGTTGGGCATCTTGACGCCGAGGTATATTTATGCAGACCCTTGATGGAGTACGGCTTATGTCGGGAGAGAAGTCGAGTGTGATGCTGTTGGTTGCCGGGTTTGCTGGTTCATTAATTGCCGTACTAAAAAAGCCGAGCAATTCGTGGCGCGATGCGTCGCTGTCTATCGCCGCGGGTACGGGGTCGGCCTACTTCCTGACGCCGCTGGTCTTTGAAGTGACGGGTATTAATGCGTCTGCCAATGTGCAGTCGGGCATGGCGTTCTTGCTTGGCATTCTTGGCATGCGCACGGTGGAGCTATTGGTCGGCAAACTGTTTGGTTCGACGCCACGCGTTGACCTCTGATGCCTCGCGTTGACAGCCCGAATCATTCCGCCCGTCCGAACGAGGCGCGGCCTCGGGTGATTGTGTTGCACGCGACGGGGCCGGGGTCGGTGCGTGGCATACTGGATTGGATAAAAGACCCCGCAAGCAAAGTCAGCTATCACGGGTTAATAGCGCCCGACGGCACGTATTACAACGTAGTCAACCCCGAACGCTGTGCGTGGCACGCTGGCGTCAGCGAGTGGAACGACATCAAGAACATCAACGGCATCTCGCTCGGCCTTGCCTTTGTCAATCCAAATGACGGCGTGATTCCGTTAACGCCGCAACAGATTGCCATTGCCAAAGGCGTCATCCAATACTGGCGGCAGAACTATCCCATCGAAGCGATTACGACGCACGCGGCGGTGGCCCGACCCGTCGGACGTAAGACGGACCCGAACGCGCCCAACTTTCGCTTGACCGATTACGCATGACAGACAAAGCGTTTCTTGCGCTGATGGCAGGACTTATTGCGTGGGGGCTATATCTACTACGCCCCCGCCCCGATAGTGCGGCAGACGAGCGTATAGCGCAATTGGAGGGGCGCGTGGTCGAGCTACAGCATCAGTTAGATATGGCGGTTATCAAGAGCAACGACGCCGCTATCAAGGTGAACGTGGCGCGAAACGCTATCAAGACGCCCGACTTTCGCTTATCGGTAGACAGCGCGATGTATGTGGCGCTCGACAGCACGGCAACTATCAAGGAACTACGAGTCACGCTTATCAAGACCGTCGAGCAAGCGGAGCAATATCAGGTCGAGGTCTTGCGCTATCAAGAAGCGGTTGACACTATGGTGGTAGCGCATGTGCAAGAGCGACAGGCGTTTAGCGAAACGATTGATACGCTACGCGCATTGGTTCAGGCATCAGCGCCGACGCCATGTAGCTACTTGGGGCTACGGTGTCCTAATCGAAGCACCGCGTTTGTACTTGGCGTTGTGTCTGCCTTCGTCTTGACGCTCGCGGTGGTATTGTAGGAGATGCCGACGATGCCTGATTGCGTGCGTGTGATTTGTCCCGACTGCGGTGGGACGTCTACCGATAGCCATTTCCCTGCGTGCGGGTGGTGCATGGACGGCGGGTTCGTGGATGTGGACCGCAACGCCGATGGGTCGGTGCCGCTACTGCACACCGATGGACGATTGGTGCATCTATACATTCCCCCTGCGTCGCCGTTCGATGCCACTCCGCCACGACCATATAGCGTGGTCGCGTAACGAACTGGCGCGTTGCCAGTTTTTTACCTCGCTTGGCTATAGCGCGGCAGATACGGCGTCGCGCCTCAACACCGAGTTTCACGATAGCAACGCGGTACGCGGCGAAGCGTCGGTCAAGATGGTACGGCAGAAGCAGGGCTGGAAGGTCGGGCCGAAAGCCAAAGCGCCGTTGCCCGACGTGCCGGGAAAGGAAACGGAACAAGAAGTTCAGCACAGCGCCACGGAGTCGGGCATCGAAGCGCGGTCGAATGGCAAGCGCATTAAGACGGT